ATCTCCGCTGCGGCGTACGCCAAGCCCCACACCATGTCCGGTAAACCCGTGACGGTGGAAGCCAACCCGGGCAAGATGCCAAACCGCAGCAAGCTCGACACTGTGGACGCGACTGTTGGCAACATCAGCAAGGCCGCTGGCAACGAGACAACCAAGACTGCGGGCATAAAAATCCGTGGTACTGGTGCGGCTACCAAGGGCTTGTATGCCCGAGGTCCTTTAGCCTAAGCATGACACGCTACGGCTCTATTTACGTGGTTACCAATACTGTTACAGGTGAACAGTATGTGGGGCAGACACGACAGAAAGCCGTGCGTAGGTGGAAGTGCCACATCAATACGGCGCACTCAGCCACTGCACCAAAGTATCGTCTCGCACATGCAATACTGGAGTACGGGAAGTCAGCATTTGAGTTTGCTGAGGTTTTTTCGGCCTTTGATGCAGAGACGTTGGACACGGTAGAAGTAAATTTTATTGCGGAACTGTCCCCAACATACAACATCGCCAAAGGGGGCGCGGGTCATCGGGGGGTTGTAACCTCTGAAGAAGTGTGCCTTGCACGTTCTGAGCGGCTGAAAAAGCAATGGTCTGACCCGAAGTGGCGTGCAGCGCAGCTTGAAAAGTTGCAGCAAATGTCAAAGTCGCCGGAAGCAGTAGAGCGCGGCAAGCGGGTGGCGGCTTTGGGTATTGCAGCGCGGTGGGCAAACCACACTAAAAAATCAAAACCCGCACCACGAATAAAAGTTTGCCGACCTCGCCACGACCCTACACTGGGCCGCATACGTTCGGCGCGGGCTAAGTGGAAGCCTGTATACTGCCCTGAGTTAGCCTGCTCGTTTTTGTCGCAAAAAGCCGCCTCTGAGTTTCTTGGGGTGCTACGAACATCCGTGACAAACGCTGTTAAGCAGAAAGGCAGAGTGGCTGGCAAGTACACTCTGGAGAAGGTGGCGTAAATTACATACCAAGAACTTGTAGCTGCCATAGAAAGCTATACCGAAAACCAGTTCCCAGCCACATATCTGGCGGACGGCTCAACCGTGTCCAGCACAACACAGATAAACAATCTGATTGAGCAGGCTGAGCAGCGCATCTACAACTCGGTTCAGTTCCCGTCTTTGCGGCGCAACGTCACAGGCACAGCGTCTGTTGCAAACAAGTACTTGGCGTGCCCAGCAGATTTCTTGGCCGTGTATTCAATGGCCGTAATCGACGCAACGGGCAGTTACGAGTACCTGTTGAACAAGGACGTGAACTTCATCCGTCAAGCGTACCCAAAGCCAACCGATCTGGCAATTCCCAAGTACTACGCGCTGTTCGGCCCTTCGTATTTCAACTCAAACGAGTTGACGTTTATCCTCGGCCCCACACCTGACGCTCAGTACTCCATCGAGCTGCATTATTTCTACTACCCCGAGTCGATCACGACCGCAAACACGACATGGCTGGGGGACAACTTTGACTCCGTGCTGCTGTATGGCAGCTTGGTTGAGGCGTACACGTACATGAAGGGCGAGACCGATATGGTCACGCTGTACAACACCAAGTACAACGAAGCGCTGGCTCTGGCTAAACGACTTGGGGACGGCCTCGAACGGGGCGATGCGTACCGTGACGGGCAAACTAAGTTGCGGGTAACAACATGACCGGGGCCGTATACATCGTCACTAACAGCCTCACAGGTAAGCAATATGTGGGGCTGACTAAACGGCCTGTACGGGACCGATGGAAACAGCACGTAAGCGTGGCTAGAAGTGGCGCAAAAACACATTTTCATCGGGCCATTGTAAAGTACGGGGCGCAGGCATTCTGCGTTGAGCATGTTGCGTCACCCCTGTCGCTCGACACGTTGGCCGACTTAGAACGCCAAATCATAGTGCAAGTACGCCCAGCGTACAACCAAACAAACGGCGGTGAAATTACGCTTGGCAGAAAGTACGACGATGCAACAAAAGAGCGGATACGAATTGCAAACACGGGTAAAAAGCGAACCCCACTACAGTGCAAAACAATTTCCACCGCTGCTAAAAACTATTACGCAAGTAATCCGGATAAGCGGGGCATACTGACACAGCGCTTGCTTGACGCAAGAAGTATCCCCGAGTCTATGCGGAAGCTCAGCGCCGCTATATCCGCAGCAAATACCGGGCGTAAACACACGGATGAGGCGCGTAAAAAAATCAGTTTGGGGCACATGGGGCGTAAGCACAGCGCAGAAGTACAAGCTAAAATTAACGCACTGAACCGAAAAGCAATTCAATGTACCGACGGTCGTGTTTTTGCTTGTAGAGAAGACGCCGCTATTGCGACAAACGTTAGCGCCGCATCAGTTTGGCGTGTTTGCAACGGCAAGCAAAACGGTGTAAAAGGGTTGGGGTTTTGCTATTTACAGGGTTCGACATGCTAGCGCAAACCGCAACAACCAGCTTCAAGGTAGAACTGCTTCAGGCGGTTCACAACTTTGGCCCAACGTCGCCCAACACTTTTAAGATCGCGTTGTACACAGCAGCGTCAAACATTGGCCCGGACACGACTGTATATACAACAACTGATGAAGTTGTGGGCACAGGGTACACGGCGGGCGGCAACACGCTGGTCATCTCCACCAGCCCAACTTCGGGTAGCAACACCGCAAGTATTCCCACCGCGTTCGTCAGCTTCGCCAATTCGTCTTGGGCAACCGCATCGTTCACGGCTCGTGGCGCTCTGATCTACAACAGCACGCAGGGCAACAAGTCTGTGGCGGTGCTGGACTTTGGTGCGGACAAGACTGCCGCCAACACTACGTTTGAAATTGTTTTCCCAACCGCCGATGCCTCAAGTGCTATCGTCAGAATCAGCTAAACAGGAGCTACTATGTCTACTTTTGATACCAGCCATGCCGAAGACAAATTTGTCAGCGCCGTAAGCAGCGCGAACAAGTCCGATACCTGCGCTAAAGCAGGTGGGGTGTTTACCATCCAGTGCCGTGACAAAGACGGCCTTCTGAAGTGGGAAGCCAGCAAGCACAACCTTGTGGTCAACGTCGGTCTCAAAGACATGAACGACAAGTACTTTACAGGCAGCGCCTATACGGCTGCTTGGTACATTGGTTTGTACGGCGCGGGCGCGTCAAACACCCCTGCTGCTGGCGACACCATGTCTTCCCATGCGGGCTGGACAGAGGTAACCGCATACAGTCAGGCAACTCGTCCGGCAGCTACGTTTGCCGCAGCCACTACAGCCGACCCCTCAGTTATCACCAACTCAGCTTCCCCTGCGGTGTACAGCATCAACGGAACCACTACGGTTGGCGGTGCTTTCTTGACATCAAACAGCACCAAAGGGGGCACAACCGGCACGCTGTTTTCCGCAGCAGACTTTGCTTCCCCCGGTGATCGCTCGGTGGTGTCTGGTGACACCCTGACCGTGACATACACATTCAGCCTCGACGCTGCGTAAGGAGCCAACATGGCAACCGCATTCAAAAAAGGTGATGTAGTCAAAGTAAACCAAACCGTGCCGCAAGGCCCGGTACTTTCACTGCGTATGGACGACGAAGGTCAGGTGTTTTGCCTGATTGAGTGGGTAGATATTAACGGCAACACGCAACAGCGCTGGTTTGCAGAAGATGACCTGATCGGAGTTTAATATGGCGTTAGTTCTTGCTGATCGTGTTCGGGAAACTACAACAACCACCGGCACGGTGGCCGTGGTGTTGGCGGGAGCGTACCCAAGTTTTCAAAGTTTCTTAGCCGCCGTAGGTAACGGCAACACCACATACTACGCAATTTCCAACTTGGCAGCAGGTGAGTGGGAAGTAGGTGTTGGCACGTACACATCTAGCGGCAATACGCTCAGTCGGGACACGGTGCTGTCCTCCAGCAACGCAGGTAGTCCTGTCAACTTTTCGGCAGGCTCCAAGGACGTTATCTGCACTCAGCCAGCAGAACGTGCGGTGTATGTCAACGCAGCAGACACGCAAGTATCAGTGCCGCAGTTGGCGGCTACAAGCATCACTGACTCAGGCAACCTGACATTCACAGGCACAGGCAACCGCATTACTGGTGACTTTAGCAATGCGACTGTTGCAAATCGTGTGGCGTTTCAGACGAGTACGGTGAACGGCACCACAGTTGTCCACGCGCTTCCAAATGGAACATCCCTTAGTGCATTCTTTGAAGCCAACAACGCAAACGACCCAACAAACTCGGCCTACTTGCAAATTGGCGTGGACGGCACAAATGCGGCACGGTTTCTATCTGGCATTCGTGGCACAGGCACATACCTACCAATGACCTTCCTCACAGGGGGTAGTGAGCGCGTCAGGATTGATACCAGCGGCAACGTAGGGATAGGGACGAGTTCGCCAGCAGGAAAGCTGCATGTTAATGGCGGGTCTTTTGACTCTTTAACTGTAAGTGGGAACAGCACCAACTCCGTTGCTGCACGTTTTCAAAACTCTGCTGCAAGCGCAAGAAACTGGAACATTGGGTCAAGTGGCGGTGGCCCATCCCCTGCTGGTACGTTCTTTATTTACGATGACACCGCATCAGCAACACGGATGGTCATCGACTCCAGCGGTAATGTGGGGATTGGGACGACAAATCCGCTTAGAAGGCTTGATATATCTGGTGGCGGGTTGGCTTTTACAGAGGCAGCAGGGGCTTCTAGGAGTATCCATTGGGGGGACACAACGAATATTTACCCGCTGCTTATCACCGGTAACGCTACTTCCGGTAATTGCTTTTTAACTTTTAATACTAACACTTTTGGCAATATTGGCACCGAACGTATGCGTATCGACTCCAGCGGCAACGTGGGAATTGGGACGAGTTCGCCAAGCGGTAGATTAGATGTGGTAGGTGGCCGCAGTTTCTTTGCACCTGCATCAGAAACTTTTGCTGTTGGCGTTAGATATGTATCTACAGGCGGGTCGTTTTACTTTGGGGCTTCGGACGGAACCGCAACACCTGATGGGGTATTTAGTGCTGCAACGGGTGATGAGCGTATGCGTATCACAGCCAGCGGCAACTTGCTGGTGGGGACTACAGCCGTAAGTAATTCTTGCAAGCAAACTTTGCAATTTACTACGGGGTCTAATGGCCTTTGCATACTTACGCCTGACAACATTAGCGGCACTGACTTTGCAATTTTTAGAGCAAACGGCGCTGGTTGTGGCGCAATTTCTAGAGTTGGTACTACTGCCGCTGTAGTTTACACAGCAACATCAGACTATCGATTAAAAACTGTTGTCGGTGCTGTGTCAGGTCAAGGCGCACGGATTGATGCACTCCAGCCAATTGAATACACATGGAACGCTGAAGGTTCACGCACTCGCGGTTTTTTAGCCCATGAATTTCAAGAAGTTTATGCAGGTAGCGTAACAGGCAGCAAAGACGCTGTGGACGCTGAAGGCAAGCCCGTGTACCAGCAAATGCAAGCCAGCAGTTCTGAGGTCATGGCAGACCTTGTGGCTGAAATCCAAGACCTCCGTAAACGCCTTGCCGCACTCGAATATATTTAACCTAAAGGAAAAACCATGAAACTCACTATCAACCAACTCAACCGCGAAGCCGCAACAGGCATCATCACCACCGTCCACTGGAGCGCATCCAAGACATCAGGTGAGCACATAGCATCCAGCTATGGCTCTGTGGGCCTGACTGCTGGCGACACAGTGATTCCGTTTGCCAATGTCACTGAAGCCAATGTGCTTGCGTGGCTTGGCACGGCTCTGGACTTGACCGAGATGGAAGCCGCACTTGATGCACAGCTTGCCGCCTTGGCTGCTCCTGCGGTGCTTGACGGCATGCCTTGGGCGACAACATAACGGGAAGCCGCCACCCGACCTTGGCGGCGCTTTAAAGGAAAAACGAAATGGAAAACAAAAAGCCCCAGATCGTAACCATCGACGGTATTGAGCATGACGCAAACACCTTCACCGAGGAGCAAGTCTTGCTGCTGAACCACTGCGTTGACCTAGATCGCAAGATCGCCTCCACTCAGTTTCAGTTGCAGCAGTTGCAGGTCGGCAAAGATGCGTTCCTGAAGATGCTCAAAGATCAGTTGGCTGCACCGCAAGATGTTGAAGTTGTGGGCTAGTTTGGATGTTTGGTACGTTCGCTTTTGCCCAAGCAGCCTTTGCTACTGCGGAAGGTGGGGCGATCTACGCGAACGCAATTCTTGAGTTTGTACAGGGAGCGGACGCAGTTAGTTCGCTCCCCACCTACGCTGCGCAGGTAGCCGATAGTAGCGTGGCCGCAGACGCGGTGGCATCAACGTCTGTCTTTACATCCAACGTCCTTGAGACGATTACAGCCCTCGACACGCTGAACACAACGCTGGTTTTTAACGCCAGTTTGACCGACACCGCAACAGCAGCAGACGTAGCGCAGGCGCGAGCAACATTCCCCGTAGAGTTCTCAGACTCCGCACTTGCCGACGCCATATTCTCCTCCCTGCCCGACTACGCAGTGTCCGTAGCCGAGGCTGCTACAGGGGATGCCGCTGGGTCAGCCGTTGCCAATTTTGCGCCTCTTATTTCAGAAACCGGTCAAGCGTCTGACAGCGTTGTGGCTGCGTTTGCGTTCAACAGCTTTATTAACGAGCTTGCCACCGGCACCCCGCTGGAAGTGGCGTCATTTACTGCACCTGCTT